GGCATGTCTGTTACGGCGGGGCAAGAGGTGGTGGCAAGAGCTGGGCTATGAGGGGCAAGTTTGTCCTCCTTGCTTGCGCCTATGAAGGCTTGCGTCTACTCTTGCTTCGCCGTACACTCCCCGAACTTGAGCAGAACCACATAATGCCGCTACAGGCTGAACTTGCTGGTTTTGCCAAGTATAACGCTGAGAAGCGTATGTTCACCTTTCCCAACGGTTCCTACATCATCTGCGGTTATTGCGACCTTGAAAGTGATGTATACCGCTATCAAGGGCAGGAATACGATGTCATCGGCTTTGAAGAAGCTACGCGTTTCACCGAGTGGCAGATTCGATATCTCACAACGAGTAGTCGAAGCACGCGAACCGATTTCAAGCCACGCATCTATTACACCTGCAACCCCGGCGGCCCAGGGCATGACTATATTAAACGCCTCTTCATAGATCGCAAGTTTTACGAAAACGAGAACCCCGATGATTACGTCTTCATCCCAGCCAAGGTTACTGACAACGTTGCGCTGATGGAGAACAACCCCGAATATGTTCAGAACTTGAAGGCGTTGCCTGAGCATCTTCGTAAAGCCTACTTAGAAGGCGATTGGGACGCAATGGAAGGGCAATTCTTCTCCGAGTTTGTGAGATCCCAACACGTTATCGATCCGTTTCCACTTGACCCCTCTTGGAGACGGTTCAGGGCTATGGACTGGGGTTTCAATGACCCATGCTGCGTTCTTTGGTTCGCAGTTGCCCCAGACAAGCACATCTACGTGTACAAGGAAATCTACCAAACCAAGACCCTCGCCACGGACATGGCCAAGCTTATTCAGCAGATGAGTGGCGGGGAGAAGATTGCCTATACCGTTGCATCCCCGGACGCGTGGCAGGTGCGTGGACTCAGAGATGTTTACGGTGGCGAAAGCATTGCAGACACGTTCTCGCAGCTTGGTGTGGCTCTCATGAAGGCCGACAACAGCCGACTCGTTGGCTGGCAGCGAGTGCGTGAGAATCTGCGCATTTCAGACGATGACACCCCCTACCTACAGATTTTCTCAAACTGCACCAACCTTATTCGCACGATCCCCATGTTGCCGATGGACAAGAAAGACCACGAAGATGTGGGCGATAACTGCGAAGACCACGCTGCCGAGGCTCTGCGATATGGGCTCATGAGCAGACCGTCCCCCATCAAGGCAAAGAAGTTCAAGTCCGACAACAAGATAATTCAGTTCGACCCATTTTACGTTCCCAAGAAGCGCGCCGATAGCTTCTTTGGGCTATGAGGTGATTTATGGCATACATAAGCGTCATGGAAACCATCAGGGATGGATTCAAGCGCAAACTCAAGTTTACCCACCGAGGAGACCAGTCTCAGGAGTTCGCTTCTGCGGTTCTCTCGCTCTATGATGAGTTTCACAACTCTTACACGACAGAGTGGGAGCGGCTTAATGATGACGAGCGCGTCTACCTTGGAGATCACTGGACAGGCATGGAAGGCTTTGGCAAAGAAGAACCCAACACCGACCGTCCCCGTCCTTCGACCCCAATACTTACCTCGACCATCGAGAACATCAAGGCTGACCTTTTCGACCAGTTCCCCGTGGCGACCATCGACCCCGATCTCACGACTGATGGCGGTATAATCCTCTCCAAGGTGCTTACCATGGCCGTCAATCAGGATCTCGATGAATGCAAGTTTGAAAGCAACTTTGCGATGTCAATCCAAGACTTCGTTCAGGATGGTTGGACTGTTTGGGAAACCGGTTGGGATCCGTTCGGCTACGATGGCATGGGCAGCTCCTATATCCGCTATATCTCAAACAAGAACTTTTTGTGCGACCCCCTTTCAAAGGACTTGCAGAACGGCAGGGCTGTTTTCAAAATTGACCGCAGACCTCGTGACTGGTTCGCCCAGCGTTACCCGGACGCGTACCCGTATATGGGCACGTCTGACGAGCTCAAGGTCACAGGCGATCACTTCCAGAACGATTCCAACACCAAGGCAACGGACATCGATGCCGCTATGAATTACCTTGAGGCATGGTTCCGCATTTACGATGTGGATGCGAAAAAGTATCAGATACACTTCGTTACGCTTGCCGGTGGGCTTATTCTTGAAAACAGCTCGATTGATTATCCGTCTGGCTACTATAGCGATAGTCTTTATCCGTTCGTCATAACTCGATTCTATGCTCGCAAAGACTCTGCGTTGGGCTTCGGAATCGTGGAGCTGTTCAAGAACCCCCAGCGTTATTCTGACAAGCTCGACCAGATTCTTCTTGAGAATGCGTTCCGCGCATCGCGCCCAAGGATGATTGTTAACGAGGGCATTGTCGATATCGATGACGCCAGAGATTGGACGAAGGAAGTCATATCCACGCAAGGCCCTGCCCAGAAGGGTTCTGCCTACGATTGGATGCAGACTGCACCTCTGCCCGCATACTTGATGAATTATATTCAGAACATACGAGACGGCATCAAGCAGGAGAGCGGTGCTAACGACCAGTCACGTGGACAGACGGGCGGGGGCGTTACCGCAGCAAGTGCGATTACTGCCCTTCAAGAGATGGCTACCAAGCGTTCGCGCATGGAAGTCTATATCATCTTCGATTCGTTCCGTGAATGCGTAAAGCGCATGATTTCGGTGCTTCGTGACCGTGCAATCGTCACAAGGACGTATTCCATCACGGTCAACGGTCAGCCGCAGATATTGCCCTTTGACCGTGTTTCCCTTCTCAAGCTTGGCGGGTTGACTCCTCTGGGCTTTTTGATAGACGTGAAGACCTCGCGTCAGACTCGCTATTCAAGGCTATCGCACAACGAGCTGTGGCTTCAGATGATGAACATGATGCAACAGTCTGCTGACCCCGTGATTATGCTTGAGGGCCTCGACTTCGATGAGAAGGAGAAGCTGCTGGATTGCGTTCGCAGAGCGCAACAGGGCGGCATGCTGAACTTGCAGAAGCAACTGATGTCTGCCATGCAGACCATCGAGCAGTTGCAAGCTGAGAACGCTGCCTGCCGAGAAAGCGCGGCTAAGGCGCAGGCGTACATGAACACACAGGCGCAGGCGGTCAAGCAGGGTGCTCAGGCTGATGTCGGTTCTCCCATCAAGGGGAGCGACATCAACATTGATCCCGCTGCGGTTGCCAACGCAATGTAAGTTAATCTCGCGTCGCCGGCGATAACGGGCGAAAACAAGGAGAAATATGGAAGAATATATTCCGGTCGCTGACTCTAACGTCAACGCACAGGGGGCGCAGGTCGACGCTGCGCAGTCCGTTGACAACTCTTTATCGGTGGCAAGTCTTTATGAGGCGGTGCAGGCTGAATCGGTCGCGGATGAACAGGTGGAAATTGCACCTGACATCCAATCGCATGACGACGGTGCGCAAACTGCCGACACCACAGCACAAGGGCAGGCCTATAAAACACAAGCTGACGTTGACAAGGCGATTGGTCAACGTTTGGCACAAGAACGCTCTCGCCTTGAAAAGGGTGATGAATACCAGCTTGGCAAGTTTCTGCTTGACAGCTTGACCGCGACGGGATTATCCCGCTCCGAGGCGGCTAACAAACTCAAGCAGGCCGAAATAGACCGTCAAGCTGAGGTATACGCCAAAGACCCCAAGGCGTTCTATAAAGAGCAGTTGCTAAAATCGCAGACCCCCTCTGCTCCGCAGGCTCAAGATTCCGTTCAAGCTTTGGCTCAAGAATTGGCTCAGGCTAAACTAAGCGGTGATCTCCCAGAATCTTTTGGCAAAGCAGACCTAACTGATGGTTTTGTTAGTGACATGAAGACTTATGGGGTTCGTCCCGCCATTGAGATGTGGAAGCGGCAACGCGGCTCAACCATGCCAACCGTCCAGGCTGTGGCGGCCGAGGTTGAACGTAGGCATTCAGCTCCCGCACCCATGTCTCCCAATGGTCAGTCAGCCCAGCCAACCATCCCAGACTTCGCAAGTATGTCATCGGATGATTTCCGCAAATACGAGAACGCCATCAAGAGAGCGGCTAACGAGGGAAAACGAGTTAGATTTTAATGAGGTGAAAAAATGGCTGTTCAAACCACTACAAATACTGCTGCAACGCAGACTTACTTAAACAAGACTTACTATGACAGAAAGCTGCTTGAGACCGCAAAGACCAAGTTCTCCTATGCGCTGTTCGGTCAGAAACGACCCATCCCCAAGAACAACGGCAAGACCGTTGAGTTCCGCAGATATAATCTGTTTACCGTAGATCCTGCCACTCAGATGCTTACTGAGGGCGTCACTCCTTCAAGCCAGTCCCTCTCGCAGAGCAAGGTCGAGGCGACCGTAGCACAGTACGGTGCTTATGTTGAGGTCTCCGATCTGCTCGACATGACTGCATTTGACCCCGTTGTCTCCGATTCCGCGGAGCTTTTGGGAGAGCAGCTTGGCACGGTTGTAGACTGGGTCACACGCGATGCGATGGTTGCGGGTGCTTCTGACCAGTTCGCTGGCGCAGTTGACACAATGGTCGAAGTTACTTCGTCCGCCAAGCTGACCACCACCGAAATCCGCAAGGCTGTCCGCACCCTTAAGAAGAACAAGGCAAGGCAGTTCAGCAGGAACGGTCACTCCTACTTCATCTGCATCTGCTCCCCTGACGCGGTGTACGATTTGCAGAACGACTCTCTGTGGCAGGATGTTTCCAAGTACAGCAATGCCGAGCAGATTTACTCTGGCGAGCTTGGCAGACTCTTTGGCGTTGTCTTCGTAGAGAGCACCGAAAGCAAGGTAACGTCCCAGTCCGTCCTGAACGCTGTTAACGCGGCTACTACAACCTCTGTTAACTTCGTTCTCAAGAACACCCCTTCGGAAGCAGAGATTGCGTACCTTAGCGTTGGCGGCAATAAGATATCTATTGCTGGCACCGAGTACACGCTGGCTTCGACTGGCTCGCTGACCGAAAGCTCCGGCACCTATACCGTTAAGCTGTCGGCAACTGCGTCGCTCGCTAAGGATGCCGTCGTTTATTCCAAGGACGCTGGCGCACCTGCGGCTACAACTTATGCCGCTCCCGACATCCACCACAGCCTCATCTTTGGCTCAGACGCTTACGGCACTATCGACCTCGCTGGCGGCACCGGGGCGGTTGAAATAATCGTCAAGGATCGTGGCTCTGCTGGCACGGCTGACCCGCTCAACCAGCGTTCTACCATTGGTGCGGTTGTGAGGGCATACACCGCTGCGGTGCTTAATGCGGCTTGGATTATCGATATCCAGCACGCCGTGTCCTAACCGACTCAACACATGGTGGGGGGGCTTTCTCCCCACCTTTCTTCACAGCAAAATAGGAGGCCACAATGAAAAGAATCATAATCCCGTCCGTCAACGGAGACGGTTCCCCGATAGAATACAACCTTAACGGAACTAACTACATCATTCCCAGAAATGTCGAAATAGAACTCCCAGACGCGCTTGCCACCAATGTCATGCGCAAGCTTCAGATGCAGAGCAAGCCCGCTTATTACATTGACGAGTTCAAGAACAAGAGCAAGCGACTGAACTAAGGGGGGCATTATGAACCTTCAGAGCATAATCGTGGCGTCACTTTCGCTTCTTGGGCGAAACACCGACTCCGATACCGTCAAGGAGCATACTCCCAGAATGACGTTCTGGGCGAACGAGGCTGTTCGTGAGATCTCCGACAAGTTCAAGCAGAGCAAGCTCGATGTTGTCACCTTGACAGACAGCAAGTTCGCAACATCTCAGCTCACCAGCGAGTGCATTAAGGTCAACAGGGTAATGGATGGCTCTACCAGAGTGAAGTTCAACCAAGACGTGGATGGCTCTGGCACGTTCACCTGCGAGACCACGGCATCATCCGTTAATGTTACCTACGAATACGCGCCTGCGGTGCTTGTTAATCTCGTTGATGTCCCCGACTTGCCCGAAAGACTCCACTCCCTCATCCCGCATTACGTTGTCGCCTGCGAGCGCGTAGGCGCGGGTGATGGCGACACGCAATCGGCGGCATCCCCCTACTTTTCACTTTTCAACGACAAGCTTGCAAGACTCGTCAAGTCATCTCATAGGGGCGAACCCGACAGCTACAAGCTCATAGGGTATTAGCTATGTATTATTATACATTTAGAGATTTTACAGGCATCGAGCAGCACAAAAGCGGAGAAATGCTTGGTTCGGGGACTGCAAGCATGGCTAAAGGCATCGCAACTCAGAACGGTCAACTGCAACCATTCAAGGACTTTTCTTTCGTGTATGCCATCGAGGGGAAAGAAAGCTGGTACACTTCTTGGTTTGATGTTGTGCAGAATCCCGACTTTCCCAGCCTTTTTTACATTTTCGCTCTTATTGGGCAGAGCGATGTTCTCCAGCTATATGTTTACAATTCTTCGTATTCAACATGGACAAATACAGTTCTTTCCGTGCCAAGTCTTGCGGTTTACTCGTCTATGCTGGCAAGAATTGGCACAACCGACTATCTTCTTTGGGCTACCACCGCAGGCATTAAACGCGTTAAAATCCCCGATGGCACGATAGAAGATCTTGGCTCAGGTGTTTCGGCTTACGACAGCACAGTAAGCTCATACAACAGCGAAACCTTGACAATTACGGTGGCAGACACCCTTTCAACCGAGGCCGCCCGTCGTGCGCTTGTGGCGGGTGTGTATTATGGCGCGTCTGACTCATGGGCTGCGGTCGCTTCGGCGTCCGGGACAAGCATTGTCCTTTCTTCAGCTCCAACGACAGCACCAGCGGCATCGGATGTTATCGAAATCACAGGCGGCATCGTTCCATCCGCCAAGTTTATTACTGAGTATGCTGGGAGAATGTTC